AGGTCAATCTCACTGGCACCCCCACCGCCCGAAGTTCCAGCGTTAGACCTGTAACCGCCAGCGCCACCACCACCAGCGCCAGTATTATTATAGCTTTCCGTGTTACCACCAGACGCACCACCCGCGATAACAAGGTAAGAAACCGGCACATCAAGCGCAAAAGGTGCCCGCATATTGTTGAACTTCACAAAGTCCCTTATGGAACTGTTTGCCATACTTGTTACAGCCATGCGACTAGACCGTGATTTCTGCGCCGAACACGTTGATACTCAAACGGTCAGCAGTGCCAGCCTGCACCGAAAGAACATCGCCCGCCGCCATTGAGATACCGAGAGTCAGTGTGGTCGAATCGTTAGCAGCCACAGGCACATCGTAAGCAATATAATGCTTGTTCGAGATAGCATCCCCATCAACACGCACCGCAATCCGAAAACTATCAGCGCTCGCAGTACGGTTCGCAATAATAATTGTGCTGATAACGGTCTCCTTGCCCGACCCCACCGTGTAAATATCCGTCAAAGCGGTTGTCGTCAAATCGACCTGCGCAATAGATTTGTAATTTGTTGCCATGATTATGCTCCCATAAGTAGAAAATTAGTTTCAAAACCGCCGCCACCCGAACCACCCGCAGGAACCCATGCACTCCCAGTATAAAACTGCAACGCATCCACATCCCTCAAAAAACAATGCTGCCCCTCAGAAGGTGAAGTGATAGCTGCATCACGGGCCGCCGCATTAGCAAACGTCGCAATAACCTGATCCTGCAAAAAGGTTTGCACATTCGTTGCAGTCAAAACTTCCGCAGCCTCGAACGTGCGATAGCCTGCACCAGCCATAAATGTTCTCCCTAAAAAGCTAGATGGTTTACGTTGAGTCTACCGAATAAGTTGTCATCCAATACGAGGAACGCCCAATCGAGCGCTGTCACCCCAATCGTCACATCATGCCTAGCGAGTTGCACATTGTTTTCCAACGCAATAACTTGCCCATACTGGAGGATAGGATCCCCGATACCGTTCGGCGTAAACTTGATTAGCACAACACTGCCCAGTTCCAACTCCAGCACCTGCGTTTTCTCGCCCGCCGTCATCTCGTCCAGGTTCATCGACACCCCACCGAAACGGTATTCTGGCTGCGCAAACTTTTGGACAATAAAATCTGCAATGTTATCTAACTGGGTTTGACTGTTCACCAAAGTTTCCAGGCTAGTAAAAGCCATTCCATACTGTGTTTTAGAAAACTGGTTGGTTGCTGTCCCCACCCCGACCGCACTCGTCACCTCGACCGAGTTAAATAAAAGCTCAGTCCCAAAGTTTACGTTTACCCTCGTGTACTCGATGCCGGTACCGTCATCAGCGAACGTCGTGATAGACCCACTCTTAGGTGTCGCATCCAAACGGTCGCGGAAAGTCATGTTCCCAGACTTAGAAACAAAAAGTTGCCCCTGCTCCGACCGTTCCACCAGCTGCAGATAGTCCAGAGCGTTACCGTCAAAGGTGTCAGCCCCCAACACTGATTCGCCTGCGTCAATGTCCCTACGGTCGTTAGGCCACCCAACTGTGTCCATGTCGAGAACGGCGCTCACACGGGCCCCTGTGGCCTGTGGTGTGGCAGTCCCAGCCTCCAGAGTCTGCCTAGCAATAAGTGTGAAGTCATCCGACGCCACAATCTCCGCAATCGACTCACCCCCAGGAACATAACTAAAGTTCCAGTCATCAACCGAGCCCGTAAAAACTCTTTCCCCATCCGTAGTGATACGCAACGGGCGACGCGGCACAATGTTGCCCGCATACGGTGACGCCAAATAGTTTGGATCGAAGTCGCGCCCATGATTGTTTAGCCGTACCGTGGCCCGCCCCGTATCGAACACGTCGAGGTCGCGGTTCTTGCCCCGCTGAGTGCGCACCTGAATCACATCGGCACTAATGTCGGAAAAGAATATGCCACCCAAACGAAAATCGGTGTTGCCGAGTACCCCCGCTATAGGGTCGTCGAGAGTGAACCCACCCAGTAGGCCCAGCTCGACAACGGTAGACACTACTTGCCACCTGTCCGGGAATATGCGTTCAGATATTGTTGAATAACTCTGCCCGCTTCAGCTTCGCTGGTGCCTACCCCTGACATGATGCCCTGGTTCACCGTAATGTTGTTGTAGTTTGCAGAGCTGCCGGCCACCCTACCCTCAAACCCTGTGGCTGGCCCTGTGTAAGCAAAGTTTTGGCCCAGACCCTGCGTGGCACCCAACAGTGATGGCATACCAAAGTTCATGGGAATGTTCGAACCCATGTTCCCGGCCTGCCCGCCACCAGTCAAACGGTCATTAGCCCCCGCCTGAAAAGCAGTCCCCGCCCCAAAAGCTTTCGTTGGAAAAGTGTACTCAATCGGTTTGGTATAAACCTCGGGAATCTCCACTCGCCCGAACGAAACCTCCGCAATCATCGGAATGTTTATACCGTCAAGCTTGTTGGCCTGCTGGGACAAAAAGTTGAGCGCCTTTACCGCCGCGTTAATCATACTTTCAAACCTGGCAATAATAAAGTTCACTGTTATTGCCACCTGCCGCCCAACTGTATTAAAGCGTGTAATCAGCGCCTCCGTAAAGATAGCCCACAACTTTTGCCCTGTTTCCGTGAACCCAAAAAAGTAGACAAAACCGGCAGTAAGCAAAAGTATCCCGGCAATAACCAAACCAATCGGCCCAAGCGCTGCCACCATGCTCGCACTAAAACCAAGGTTTACTACCGTTGCAATTCTGGCAATCGCAGTCACCGCCTGCAAGGCAATAGCGAGCGCACCAAGAATAACAATTACTGCGACCATGAGCTCCCCATTTTCCGCAAACGCACCCGTCAAACCAGTCACAAACGGAACGACCGCGCTCAAACCCGCCATAAGTATCGGCAACACTTCCGCCACAAACAACAAAACAGTGGCAGTAATATCACCGAACGCAGGAATGATAGGAATGATTGCCTCAATCAGTGCAGGCATCTGCCCCAACACCTGCTCGAACACCGGCAACAAAGCCTCAAACATTCCCACCAGCGCCGGAGTTAGTTGCGCAATAATCGGATCCATCGACCCCACGAACGCAGACAGCGACGGTGCCAGCCGTGAACCAATCTCGATGCCGATATCGGCAAACTTAGACTTCATCAAATCTAGTTGCGCCGTGAAACTAGTTAGCTGGTTAGCAGCCACCTGCTCAGCGGTGCCCCCCGAAGAAATAAGCGACGCCTCATACTCACTGATAGCGGCAGAGTTGCCGAGCAACGCCAACGTACCGTTAAGAGTTTCCTCCGTATAGCCCAGCTGGGAAAGCTTTGCCCGCTGCTGCTCCGTAGAGAGCCCGTTGAACGCGACCTCCATGTTCCCGATAATGTTCGCGACACTGTTGAAGTTTCCTTCAGCATCGAAAACCTCGATACCCATTTCCTTGAACGCGGCAGAGTTACGCTCCACGCCCTGAGTCATACCGCGAATCGTCGCGTTAAAAGTAGTTCCAGCCTCCGAACCCTTAATACCCTGATCGGCGAACACAGCCAAAACTGCGACACCCTCCTCAGTCGCGATCCCCAAGTTACGCATCGACGCGGCAGCCTTGTTAGTTAGCGCCTCCGAGAACTGTTGCACCGAAGCGTTAGCTAAAGTGTTCGCCTTCACCAGAATGTCTGACAGGTTCGCCATGTTTGCCAGGTTCTCCGCAGCGTCATCAGACGACAACCCGAGAGCAGACTGCGCATCAGTGAGAAGGTCAGTCGCCGTCGCCATATCGAACATGCCGGCCTGTGCGAACTCGGCCACCTTCGGCAACGCCGCAATCGACTGCTCCGCATCCAAACCGGCAGACGCCAGGAAGAAGAACGCCTCCGCAGCCTGCGCTGCACTAAACGTGGTCGTCTTTGCAACCTCACGGGCAGCCGCAGACATGTCGTTGCGCATCGCATCAGACACATCACCCATAATGGCGGTGGACTTCACCATTGCCGCATCGAACTCGGCAAACGCCTTCACCGATATGACAGCGAGCCCCGCAACCGCCAAACCCACACCGGCAACAATCTTCCCCGCAGCCTTACCAAAGTCTGCTAACTGTTGCTGAGTTTTTTTGATTGCCCTCGGGTCAGAGGTAAAAGTTATAGGTATCCGAATCGGTTTCGCCATTAGCGCCCCCAGGACTTACTATTTACGTCGTCAATAAAAGCGCCAATAATGTCTAACGACTTGCGCCGGATCTCGTCCTGATGCTTCAGGAACTCTGCGAAAATAAACCGGCCACCAACACCCTTGACTAGCGGGTTACGTTCCTCCAGCCCACCCCTGCGCGTACTGTTGCTAATCATCGCCCTACCTGACGCCGTGTACCCGCTACTACGCGACCCCGCACGTTCCGCAATGGCCAGGTTCTTTTCAAACCCAGGGCCAGACACCACAATCATCACAATCGCTTTGTTTGCTTTGCCGCCCGTAGCCGTCTTCACCTTACCCACAGCAGTTCCCCAACGCGCACCGAAACCGCGCAACGTCGAAGGCGGTACACCCTGAGCAGTCTTCTGCGCAATACTCCCCAAGTCGGAGCGCAACTGTGTTTGCATCTTCCGGCGCAGATTACCATCCAGCCGCCTAGCCCGAGCAACCGCAAACTTCAAATCGTCATAATCGACCTTGCCCGTACCCAGCATGAAAACCTCCAAGACCATTCTACCGGGGCTGGTGTTGCGCCTTCGAACGAGCCTCTAAATAGCGCTGCATCGTCCACAGCATCCGCGGCTCCAACTGCATCAGTTCTCTAGGGCTAATCCCAGTCTCCACCGCCAGGGTGACAATCATCCAATGTGCAGACTGATCGCCCAGCCCCACTATTTTTTTGTGTCAGCCGCCTGCACCATCTCGACCAGCTCAAGCCAAGGCTCAAAATCTAGTTTCGTGTTCCCGGTGCGCTTCTCAATATGCCAACCTAAAAAGAAAAGATGGGTGAGGCGGATCTCTTTCTCAAGACGCGCCATGCTCAAATCAAACTTAGTTTCGAAAGCCACAAAGTCGGCCGCCATTCCGACAACCGTCTTCGTAGTTCCGTCAATATATTTTACTTCTAGTCTAAAATCCATAAAGCCAGTGTAGCGGATGTTAGGTAATAGAGCGAGTGACCGGCCCGGAAACAGGCCAGGAAACTGACAGCGTAGCCAGATCCCCAGTCGCACTAGCAAAGGGAGAATAGGTTGTGACGAGACAGCTCCCGGCATATGAGGGATTTCCAGCTCCGACGGTCTCACTGGTAGGAACAATCAGGAAGGTGACGGTAGTCCCAAGCAAAGGAAACAAAACATCGTCGACCGAATCAGCTGCAAAATCCTGATGGAACTCTAGCTGCAAGGTTCCATCCTTCAACCCACCGATGCGGGTGACTGCACCAGTACCGAAGGGCGTAGTGGTCAAATCTTCAGAGGTCAGCTCCAACGTGCAAGAAGCAAGACTGTTAGTGAAGTCATCACCGGCGATAGTGATAACGTAATCCGTTGCGGCGAACTTAGCGATGATAGCTCCTTATTAGTCTGCGTACACGATGACTGAAAAGTCAGCGGCTAAATATATTAGTTCCCCCAGTATAACCGTACCGATGTTACTCATTTCAGTTACACGAACATCGAAAGCGTTACCGCCTAAAGTTTTGTCCGACTCGATCGCAAGCTTCACCGACTGTGCCCCGTTCGACGTGTAACCGTCCAGTTTGCGTTGCGCATTACGTTCCGACACGCGGGCCGCAATCAGCGACACAGTGAAACGGTATTCGGTGAGCCCCTGCCCAAACGCCAAATCGAAGTTCACTGTGTCTATCCCTATAACGGCCTGTGGAGGGTTAGGCATGTCGGGAATGTCTATACTCACCCTGAGCCCTGGAATTGTCCCCAGGTTGGCTGCAAGCCCTGTGCGGATCTCTTGTATCGTCACGCCATTCTCACTTTCACAAACGGTGACAAAAGTGCCTGCACGTCAGGGTCAAGCCTGGACACCCGCATCGCACCCATCTCGCCAAACCCGGCCACCCCTAAGGGCGAATCGTATCGTTTGAACTGGCGGAGTGAGAGAAGGATGCAAGCCTGCTTCACCGCGAACGGCACAGAAGGCCACCCGAACGTACCGACAACCTGCACCGTAGCTTCCTGACCTTCCGCCATCCCCCCATCCCATCGAGGCCAAGTGTAATCGCCCACCGCCCGAATCCGAGTCGCAGGGATAGTGAGCCCCCCAGAGATACCGTTCAACGGTTCCAACTGGTAATCGGTTGCCTGCCACGTCACATCGAACGCTGTCCCCTGCGAGGAACTCTTAATTGAGGTCAAAGCGTGAAGGTCGTCAATCTGCACAACATAATCATCCATCGGCACATAGATCCGGGTGCCCGCAGTAGAAGTGAAAACTCTTTCCGTGTACCCTTCGATTTCGCGTGACGCAGACTCGATAGCGATAGAAAGCATTACGTCATCGACCGTATCGGTTGTCGGTAGCCTGAGCGCCGCTTTTACTTCAACGAGTGTGCAATAACCGTCTGTGATAGCCATAATGAAACCTCCGCCTTCATTCTACCCGCAACCTGTTAGCGAACTGTTTGCCCGCAAAGCAAGAAGCCCCCAACCTTGTAGGCCAGGGGCTCCCCGTAATGAAACGACCGACTAAGCGGCAGCTCCACCAGTGAACTTGCGAATGTGGGTTTCGTGAGACAGTTTCCCATCAACACGCATCGAGAAACGGTAAGTGACCGTATCTTTGTTGAACGCATAATCTGCGGATGAAGCTACGGCGAGCCCTCCAGCCATACGCACCTTGTAGGAAGGCAAGTGGCCAAACAGCACACTGATTGCATCAGCGGCAGGTGCGGCAATGTTCGGGTTCTCGATAACATCGAAGCCCGCGAACTGGTCAGGCTGACCAACGCCAACCTGGTACAGGTAGTTCCCTGCAGTGTCTTTCAGTTTCCTGATCGCACCGATAGCTGCACCGGAAGCCATGTAAGCCGTTCCAGGAAGCGACCTGATGAGCCCATCACCCGTGTAAGCGAGGTCGATAAGATCGTCGGCAGTGAACGCACCAGCAGCAGCATCGGCACCAGTCACACCAGCACCGGCACCAACAACAACACCCTCAGGCTTCGAGCTACCGTCACCGATAGTAAGCGCAGAGTTTACAGCTGTTCCCAGACCGTTACCGGCTTGGTTAGCAAGGTGCGCTTCCAAGTTGAACCCAGCATCTTCGACCAGCTCGGAAGCGACCGCGATGAGAAGGCCAAACTTGTAGGCTCCCAAAGTGATGCTCGAGTAGGTGGGCTCTGATTCGGTCATAGCAGCACCGGCAGCAGTCTGCACTGCGGAACTGTAAGCGGTCAGGGTTGGGAGAGTCAGGTCTTCACCGGAAGTGGTGTTGAACCGTTCCGACGTTTCCAGCATTGGGCCAACCAGACGGGCAACATCAAAGACCTGCCCGAAGAAAGATTTTGGCACAGTGTTAGCAGAAGGCACCAAGGTGGTGCGCTGCTCGAACTCATGACCGCGCATTTCGCCGCGCCCAATGGATCGGAGGATGTCGCTCGAAGTGATTTCCGAACGTGCCTCGACAGGGGTGAACCCGGCAGAAGCGGCAGACGCCTCAGCTTTGCGTTCTTCCTGACGTGTAGCGGTAGCGATCGCCTGGTCAGCTGCACGAATGTCAGCCTCGATAGCGTTCACTTTGGCGTGGGTCTCAGCGTCAAGTCCACCGCGGGCCTCGGCAGTGTCCAGGGCTTCCTGAATCTGCATGGTGAGGTTTGCGCGAACTTCTTGCTGGGCTCTAACGAACTCAGACATGTTTATCCTTAATATAGGTTTATGTGTGTGTTAGACGGCGATGACGCTCAGTCTCTTTGGTCGGCAGAGTTAACTCACGGTTCCGACTTTTCTAGTATATCCGCAGGT